GACCGGGGTTGATTGTAAGCTGGTTAGGCTGTACGGTGACGATATCCAAACGCAGGGACAACGTAACGCATTGTGGTGATGCACGCAATCCCTGCCCAAGACAAAGGGCTAAAAATGGCTGAAAATCTGCCAATACTTTACCAAAATATTATGTTTGGCCTGCCTTCTAAGTTGGCGTGCGATGCGTTCCTGTGGGCTGTCGAGCGCCCTGATGAGGATCGCATGTGCTATAGGGCCGAAGCGTTCGCCAGAGACGTTCATGGGCTTGCCGAGCGGTTGCGGCCCATGCTTGACGCATCAGCGCGCATTCATGGCCTTAGCGCCCATGACCCGGACCTGATGCAATTCATCTTAACGAGGCACGCGAATATGCGTTTCGGTGGGAACACCAAGATCGGATACGCCGCATGAGCCTACCGTATTTCCCCATGTATCCGACCGACTTCGAGGCTAAGACATCACATCTCACGCTTGCAGAGGATGGCGCATATAACCGCCTTCTGCGCATATGCTGGATGACACCGGGATGCTCTATTCCCAACGATGCAGCGTGGATTATGCGCCGCCTGCGCGTCGATCAAGAAGCGTTTGACACCGTGGTTAAGGTTGTGATTTCAGAGTTCTTCAACACCACGAATGGTCGCCTTAGCAATGCTAAACTAACCCGCATTTTTGAACAAACAAATGAAGCGCACAAAAAGCGCGTTCAGGCTGGCGCAAAGGGTGGAAAGGCTAAGTCATTGGCAGCAAACAAAAAGACGCCTAGCAATGCTCTAGCAATGACCAAGCAACCAGAACCAGAACCAGAACCAGATAAAGAAAGAGAAGCTAAAGCTTCTTTGTCATCTGACGATGACTTGCCGAGGGTTCCCAAGCCGGTTGATGATGTTTCTCAGGCGGTCACAGAATACAACGCCGCCGCAGCAGGTAGTGGTTGGCCGCAGGTGCGCATTCTCAGCAAAGCCCGTCGCTCAGCGCTTGCTGCAAGGCTGAAAGAGTGTGACGGCATCGAAGGTTGGCGCGCGGCTCTAGGCAAGGCCCAAAGGTCAAGTCATTGCTGCGGACAGAACGATAGAGGGTGGACCATCAGTTTCGACTTTCTCACACGGCAATCAGGTTTTGCAAAGCTCATGGAAGGCAATTATGACAACCGAGATAGCAACCCAAACGCCCCCAACGGCAGCAGGCACTCTAGCACAGCTGACGCATTCCTTGCCGTCGCTGCGCGCTATGCCAGCGGAGGAACGGGCGGAGGTGGCTGTGATGATTTCTAAGCTTTCTGTGCCAGCGGATCCGGCATGGACAATGGTTCGTATCGCCGCGCTGCTGGAGCCATTCTACGACAAGGGCACGCAGCAAATCGTCAAGCAGATGGACGCTGAGGATTGGGCCGATGCGCTTTCGAAATATCCGCGATGGGCGATCCAAAACGCCGCCCGATGGTGGAAAGGCGAGGACAATGACAGCCGCCGCAAGCGCCCGTTGGAAGGTGACATTGCCGCCCGGTGCCGTTTGGAGATGGACGCGATCTATGCCGCCGAACGTATTCTAAGCAAGCCGCCCGTTGTGGATGAACCAACGCCGCCGCGTGATGTCGCGCCAGATGACGTTGAAACCCGCCGCGCAATCGCCGCGCGCGTCATGGCGTCATACAGGACAGGCAATAGAGGTGCCGCAGAATGACCCGCTACGCAAGAATACCGCCATTCAAGGCGGGCGGCATAGCCTATCGAGCAGGCGTCCCGCAGAGCGGAAACCCGTTCGACCGGTCAGAGCCATTCAGCCCTGACGATTACCCCGGCAGACATGCGGATTGGCGCGGCGGATGGATGACCGCGAAATACACGGACGAACACAAACGGAGGAATGAACATGGAAAAAATCAAACACACAATCCAAACGTATGGCAGCAATAGCAGTGTCGGTGGCGGCGAAGCATATATCACGCTGGCCGGTTGCAAATTCGACATTGACGATAGGGCCGCAACAGCGCCGCGTTCAGCGCCCATTCGTGGCAAGCGTGATTGGAGGCACGACACGGTATTGAGGCACGCCGCAAAGCGGAGGGATAGGGGATGAAACTTCGCGTCCTCGATCTGTTCAGCGGCATCGGCGGCTTCAGTCTCGGCCTTGAACGCACTGGCGGGTTTGAGACGGTCGCTTTTTGTGAGTTTGCAGAATTCCCGCGCAAAGTGCTGGCAAAACATTGGCCTGATGTGCCAATATTTAATGACGTGCGGACCTTGAAAGGATCGGACATTGACGGGCCAATTGACGTTGTTTGCGGCGGATATCCATGCCAACCTTTCTCCACTGCCGGGCAGCGCAGGGGCGAGGAAGATGACCGCCATCTCTGGCCGGAATTTAATCGGATCGTGGCTGAACTCAGGCCCGCTTGGGTCATTGGAGAGAATGTTACTGGGCATATCAGCATGGGCCTCGACAACGTGCTTTCTGACCTGGAAGGACAAGGTTACGCCTGCCGGACGTTTGTTATTCCATCTTGCGCCGTCAACGCCCCGCACAGAAGAGAGCGTGTCTGGACTGTGGCCCACTCCGAGATCAAGCGCAGCAATGAGCGAGGCGTCACAAAATCAATCAGGGAGGAAATACAAGGGAAAATTAGAGCAAGCGGTCGCCATGTGGCCCACTCCGACGACGCGCGATTACAAAGGGGGCAGGAAGCTGGAAACACTAAATGCATCGGGGCGCGGCGCAACGAACAGTCTAAACGATGCGGTGACACTCCGAGATCAGCACGGCGCACTGAATCCGCAATGGGTGGAATGGCTGATGGGATTTCCGCCGGGATGGACGGACATTGCAGATGGCCAGACGAACCGGACATCGGACGAGTAGCCAGCGGCGTAAAGGATCGCGCGCACCGCCTAAAGGCGCTGGGAAATGCTGTAGTGCCGCAAATACCAGAAATGATAGGCCGCGCAATTCTGGCGGCAGAGGAAGGGAATCGGGGATGACATACGAAGAAGCAGACGATGCATATCTAGCCGCGTGGCAGGTTGATGTGGCCAGCGCGAAGCCGCTAGATGAGCGGAAAATCAAGATCCTGGAATTGATTGTTGACGGGCCGCAAACCATCAGCCAGATCTTGGTGCACTATCCGCCAGGATCCTATCGTGGCGTTTATACGCGGCTGCAGTCAATGGTGGCGGTGAAACCGGCCATCGTTGTACATGAGGTTGTCGCGCGGCACGGCAAAGGCCCTCAGCAGCAGGGGCGTTATCGAATTACAGCGGTCGGCATGGCCAAACTGGAAAATCATGAGGTGATGGAATGATCAGGCCGTGGAGGCGTAAAGAGGTTATCGGTGGGCAGACGCTTTATCTGGGCGATTGCATGGAAGTTATGCCAGTGCTGGGTAGGTTTGATGCGGTGGTAACTGACCCCCCGTATGGGATTGGCGAGGGCGCGCTGAAAACCAGAACCCGGCAGCGTTCGGCCAAATCTAAGGCGCTTGCAGACCAGAGAAAATATGTTGGGGCAGAGTGGGATGACTCACCAGCTACAGCATCACATATTGCGGCGATGATAGGGATATCAAAACATCAGATCATTTTTGGAGGCAACTATTTTGAAGGTCTAGGGCCGACAACGTGCTGGCTTGTATGGGATAAGCAAAACGGGTCAAATGATTTTGCTGACTGCGAATTGGCGTGGACAAACATGCAGAAGGCTGTGAGGCGTATTTGTTGGCGATGGAACGGCATGATACGCAAAGGTGACGACGTGAGAGAACACCCGACACAAAAACCGCTTGGCGTTATGAAGTGGTGTATCGAGCACTTGCCAAAAGACGCCAAGACCATCCTTGACCCGTTCATGGGTTCCGGCACAACCCTAGTCGCGTGCCAGCGTCTAGGTCGCAGCGGCGTTGGCATCGAACTGGACCCGGACTATTTCCAGATCGCCTGCGACCGCGTGCAGAAAGCCGTGGATCAGCCAGACCTATTCATTGAAACGCCAACCGCCGCAGCAACGCAGGAAACACTGATATGATCGACAATGATGTAAACCGCTGGCACAACAACCCGGATGCGCGGCTGCGCAATTGCGGGGACACAATCCGCGCGCACCAGAACCGGGTACGCGGGCTATGCCAAGACATCGCCGGACGCATCGGGCGTGTGCTGGCGGGGAGCGATCTGCTTTATGCAGCGCGATACCACGACGCCGCAGAAGCCGTCATGGGCGATTGGCCGGGGCCTTACAGCGAAATTCCAGAAGTAGCCGCATTCAAAAAGGATCAAGAGGCGAAAATCCTCGCGTCAATGGGCCACGAATGGACGCTGACTGAGGTGGAGCAAAGCATCCTATGGCTCTGCGATAAACTGGATGCGTGGATGGTGGCCGATGCCGTGGCAACAACCGGAACGCGCGAATGGGAAACCACTGCGCTAAGGATGGAACGCAAGGCCTACGAGATCGGCGGCGCTGCACCTGATTGGCTGATGAACAAGCTGTTTGGGCCGCGCCTGACGTTGGAAGAGGTCAAGGGTGCTGCATTCGCGGCGCGGGGTGAAGAATTGCCTCTTGGTGCGTTGGAGGTTATTTGATGCAGTGGAAACCCATAATGAAACATGCTAGGGTTGATGGATGAAAGACCTTCCCGCCTATAAAACCGTAAATGTGGCCGAATTGGTGCCGTATGCCCGGAACAGCCGGACGCATTCTGCCGCACAGGTTGACAAGATTGCGGCCAGCATTCGTGAATTCGGTTTCTTGAATCCGGTTATTACAGACGGCAACAATGGCATCGTTGCGGGGCATGGCCGCGTCTTGGCTGCACAGAAGCTTGGCTTGAGCGTCCTGCCCGCGATTGACGCGGAACACCTAACGGACGCCCAGCGCCGTGCGTATGTCATCGCAGACAACCGCCTTGCGCTTGACGCCGGGTGGGATGGCGAAATGCTCAAGGTCGAGTTGCAGGACTTGGAGTCGGTTGACTTTGACCTGTCATTGACGGGCTTTGACCCTGACGAGATTGGCGCGCTGCTTGCGGATGAGCCGACAACTGGCCTGACGGATGAAGATGCCGTGCCGGAAGTCCCTGCGGTTCCCGTGACGGTTGAGGGTGACGTGTGGCTGCTGGGACGGCATCGGCTGATGTGCGGGGATAGCACCAGCATATATGCGGTGGACAAGCTGATGGATGGGGTTAAGGCTGATGTTTTGTTTACTGACCCACCTTATGGAATTGACTTTGCCCCGCAGCGCGGGACGCATGACAAGATTTTGAATGATGCGCTTGAAGGCGAAGATTTTGATGAATTTCTTGACGCGGTGTTCACCTGTGCCTTGGCTTCCATGAAGCCAGATACTTATGCTTTTGTTTGGACAGGTTGGTCAAAGTTAGGAGCATTCGAGAGAGCAATTCAGAGGTTGTTCAAGATTCAGGCCATGCACATTTGGGTCAAAAACAATTTTGGCATCGGTTACTACTCAAGACCTAAGCATGAGCCGTTTTATCTCTGCCTGAACGGGAAGCCTGTTTATCCATCGATGGCACCTGCGGATGTATGGGAAGCCAAAAAGGTTCATAAGACTATACACAGTTGCGAAAAGCCCGTTGATTTGATCGTTGATATTTTGGACGCCTATCATAAGAACAGCGTCGTTCTTGACCTATTCGGCGGATCAGGATCCACCTTAATCGCCTGCGAAAAGACGGCCCGCGACTGCCGCATGATGGAACTAGACCAAAAATATTGCGACGTCATCATCAAGCGCTGGCAGGATTTCACCGGGCAACAGGCGACACTTGAGAGAGGCGAGGCGTTCGACAGCATTAAAGCGCAGCGCGAGGCACCTGTATGACCAAGGGCAAACTTCACAAGCCGACAGACGCCCAGCGCCAACTGGTGCAGCTTCATGCTACGATTGGAACACGGCAAGACAATATCGCCAGGATCGTCGGTGTTGATGCCAAGACGTTGCGCAAGCATTACAGCGATGAACTTGATCTTGGCGCGGATCGGGCAAACGCGACCATCGGTGGCGCACTGTTCAACAAGGCACGCAATGGTGACACGGCTGCGCAAATTTTCTGGATGAAAACGCGTGCTGGCTGGAGGGAAAAGCAAGAGTTTGACCACACGTCCAGCGATGGAACAATGACCCCGACCGCGATTGAGCGAACGATTGTGCTGCCCAATGGCGCTAAGGAGTAAAGTCCTACAGATTCCTACCGCTGGCGTATTCCAGCCACTCTTGCAGCCAGCGAGATACAAAGGCGCATGGGGCGGGCGTGGGTCTGGCAAGTCGCGGTTCTTTGCTGGTCTGGCGGCAGAAGAGCATTTGCGCAACAAGGGGCAGCGGACAGTCTGCATTCGCGAGGTGCAGAAATCGCTCAAGCAATCAGCGAAGAAACTCATAGAGGATACGCTGCAAGCATACGATCTTGGCGAGGCGCAAGGGTTCAAGGTTTATCGCGAGGTGATCGAAACGCCTGGTGATGGGCTGATTATATTTCAGGGTATGCAAGACCATACTGCCGACAGCGTGAAATCGCTGGAAGGCTTTGATCGGGCGTGGGTGGAGGAGGCGCAATCTCTTTCTGACAGATCATTGACGTTGCTTCGCCCAACAATCCGCAAAAACGGTTCTGAACTGTGGTTTTCGTGGAACCCGTCGCGACCAACTGACCCGGTTGATATGCTGTTGCGCGGCCCTGTGCTGCCAACTGGTGCGGCTGTGGTCGAGGCCAACTGGTCTGACAACCCGTGGTTCCCTGACGTTCTTGAAGACGAGCGCCGGGACTGTTTTGAAAACCAGCCGGATCGATACGCGCATATCTGGCAGGGCGAATATGCGACGGTTCTTGATGGCGCGTATTACGCCAAGGACTTGAACAAAGCCCAGCTTGAGCGGCGAATTGGCATCGTTACCGCAGACCCTATCCTAAAAAAGCATGCGTTCTTCGACATCGGCGGCACAAGCAAGAAGTCAGACGCCGCGTCGATCTGGATTGTGCAGTTTGTTGGGGATGACATCCGGGTGCTGGATTACTACGAGGCTGTGGGTCAGCCGTTTGACGCTCATGTCCACTGGCTGCGCTCAAGCGGCTATGAAGAGGCCGTGTGCGTATTGCCGCACGATGGCGTCAAGGCCGATACTGTCTACGCGGTGACGCCTCAGAGCTTTCTACGCGATGCCGGGTTCCAGGTTGATATTGTGCGCAACCAAGGCGCTGGCGCTGCAATGAAGCGGATCGACGCCACGCGGCGCATATTCGGCGCATTCCGGTTCAACGAGGAAAGCACACAGGGCGGGCGCGATGCGCTGGGCTGGTATCACGAACGTAAAGACGAGGCGCGCAACATTGGGCTTGGGCCAGAACACGATTGGGCGTCGCACGCGGCGGACTCGTTCGGAATGATTGCTGTGTTCAAGGCCGAAAACGTGGCCGCTGACTCGTGGGATAAGCCGTTGAGGCGCAATCTGCGCGGCTTGGCATAAGGCTAGGTTATGTGATAGGGTCTGCTGAACAGGAACAGGTCTGCCGTGGTAAATC